TGGTCTAATATCCACTCTTGGTGTTCCAAGTTTCCATGCCACACCTTGTTCCGTTGATTCAAGCTTCATGTTAAAAGATCTTCCTCTAAGTCTAACATTAACCAAATCAGTAAATTGTTCTACTGGAGTTGTTGCTGTTCTTGTACTAGAGCCACCAGAAGTGTTTGAATAGGTGCTTCCAGGTCCTTTTCTAGCTTGTAATGTAAAGTTTGCACTAGGATTACCAGTTGTAGAGGTAGAACCTGCAAAGGTAATATCTGGTATTAACTGTTTTATAAATGTAAATTGATATCCATCTCCGATGTCTATCTGACTTGACTCTATGGATGCAGTCATTGCACTACCATCGTCATCATTTCCATTCTCGTGTTCGAATAAGTATGAAGAACCTGCTGCAATAGGAAACTGACGTATTCCTCTATCATGCCACGCTGTTCTAGTTAATGTTCCGTAGTACCATGTTTTTTCTAAATAGTTATATATAACATACTTATCGTTTTCTTCTGAACTAGCAGACGGATAGAACCACCATATCTCTCCCCATTTCGAGTTAACGCCTGCCACTACTTTGTCTTGTTGTTGTATATTAAAATCTAAAAAAACTTTGTCTCTTACGGTGCAAGGTATCTGTTGAGTTTGCCCAGCATACAGATAAAAATTATCTTTACCCATCCAAAACACTGCATCATCTACGGCTACGGCAGCTTTAGGACTTGCGATCGTAATATTTTTGGAAAGTTCTTGTAAACCAAAAGTAAAAGGAGGACCTATAAATCTCATGCTGAATAGACTTCGATCTGTGTAAACAAGTATTTGTTGTTTTGTTTCTACTGCTTGTACAAAAGTAGATCCACTACTTAACCTTAAATCACCAGCAGTATTTGTAGCAGTTGGTGTAAAATCTGTTAAAGATTCTTGTGACCCAAAACGAATAAGCAATGGATCCTGTGTCGTTGTGCCGATTGTATTTGCACCAAAAACAATTATGTGTCTGTCTAAATCAGATACTAAAACTTGTTTTGCTATAGTAGGAACATCAGAAGCTCCAGACAAGGATGTTAAATTAACTGCTGCACTGCCAGTGCCGTTTGATTCATCCCAGTAAAAAATACCACTATCTCTTGGATTTATAAGTAAGTCTTCACCAAAGTTATCGTGAGACCATAATCTTATTTGAGCAGTTGTTCCACTTGCAGCTGCTTCACCCCAACCAAATGTTGATAAATCTGCATTTACACCACTCCAACCTCCAGCACCCCATCCATTACCACCAACGGCAGTGTTAAGACCTACATTGATTTGATATATACCATCAACACCAGAGCCACCGTTGCCAGAATCAGAAGAGTTTGCAGTAACACTAACAACAATTTCATAAGAGTTAGCATTAACTATTCTTGTTATTTGATGTTCTGCGTTAAGAACACTCGCTGTAACAAGACCACCTAAACTCACTGCACCAGATATGGTTACAAAATCATTAACCACTGCTCCATGACTAGAATCTGTAACAGTTATAGTTGATGAACCATTAGTGGCAGAAAAAGTGATACTATTTGTAGAAGTTTTACGAGTTGGGGTTATATCAAAAAACTGACCACCTTCTTCTATGTAATACTTTAAGTGTGTACCCACACCCATGTAGTTAGATCCATCTAGTGCAATCCAGTTATGTAAAGCTCTTGCTGTTCCTTGATAGGTGTTGTCAGATTGTTTGACCCAACCACCTATTTTTTCTGGAAAACCTGCATAAAATCTAACTTTTTCACAGTCAAAAAACCCACCTTCGTTAGAATACGAAGTTATTTCTCTGTTTATACCTGGTCTAAATTTTAAAGATGTTAATGGCATAGCACCATAATACTACTTAACCCAAAACTCATCAAGTTTTTCTGCGTTTTTACTTATTACAGGTATTGGACTAAACATTTTGTCTTTATAATCTGCTTTAACTCCTGCTCCAAAATAATTAAAATTTATTGTTTGCCTATAAGGTGCGTTTGTTGGAGAAGAGCTTGAATGATTAGTCACTGGGTCAAATAATAATAATCTGTTTTCAACAGCTTCAATTGCAGTGCCATCTGCCATAGTTGTTGGAGCATCACAAGTTGTTAAATAAAATAAAGCTCCTTGATGTTTGAAACTAGAATCTATATGAGGTGCATGATGTTCTACTTTCCCACTTCTACTAGGAAAATACATATTAGCTTTTATTCTAAATAAAGCTTCCATATGTATTTTAGATGATATAACTTGAAATATATCACCCTCTACATCTGGAAACCAACCATCATAAGAATGAAAAACTAAAGTAGCAAAATACATGTCATCGTTTGTTTGATCGTTATTATTTATTCTTGCACCAAGTTTCCAAGGGAACTTTCCATCTGCACCTAAGTAACCTTTAATATTGCCAAACTCAGCAGGACTTAAAAAGTTATCATAAACAACATAATACATCATGCTCTCCTATTTAAAGTTTGGACCATGGATCCAACAAACTAAACTATATCTAATTCCTTTAGTCACTGGTGTAACGCCATGTTTCATATAAGAAGGGAAAAACACAACAGTACCTTGATCCATTGCATCCTCTACATTGAATTTATCTTTATCATCTGGGAATTGTAATTGACCACCTTCATAATGTTCTGGTGGTGTTAGTTGTATAGACATGGATAGTTTTCTAACTGTTTTTTGCTTTTCGGCAAAATCATATTGTTGGTCTTGATGTGGTTTATAAAAGCCTTGATTTTTCTCATCATATTTTGTTATTTGAAAAGCTTCTGGATCGGTTAAATCAAAATGATAAAATTCTGCGTTAACTCTATGTATTATTTGACATATTGGCATATATATATCTAAATGTTTTATAGCACCCTCTAACCAACTAACTTTACTTCGTCTTATAGAGTTTACATCTTCTCCCGTGCCAGTAAGTGCTCTCTCAAAATTTGGTCGTGCCACCTCAATAATGTGATTACATATGTCTGCACTCAAGGCTTGTTTGCCTACTATTATATTTCTTTTCATGAATTTACGTTCTCCTCATTTCTGGTATGGGATAATATGGTGCATGTATGTCATAAAAGAAACTAATATACATAAGTCTTTCTTCTCCTGGTTTTAAATTAAATAATGCTCCATGAGGAGTAGAACCATCAAACCCTATTAATTTATTATATGCAGAGTTAAACACACAATCTAATTTGAATTTACTATAGTGGTCATTAAATTCTTTGTAATATTCGTCCATATCTACATTTGGTTTTTTAGCATAATAATCATTTTTAAGTTGAGATCTACATCTAGTTGTATTAAAGGAACTTTTTTGAGAATATAAAGCAGTTCCACAATTTTCATGATTTGATAAATATATGATAGCCGTAAATTTTGATTCATGATCGTTATGCACCCATCCTTTTCCAGGATATTTTTTATTTAACATATGAGCTTCTACGTCTTCGTATTTTATTTTTTGAAAAGAAGATGAAGTGTTCCACAATATAGAATTATGAGTAGTGTAATCAGGATACAACAATCTTATGATTTTAAAGTTAATGTCTTGAAAAAGAAAATGACCATTTTGTTCTGTTGATTTTGCTCTTAATCCTGGATAATCTCCTTCAGGTTTTACATAAGTTAATGATTCAGCATAATCTCTGATATAATTAGGATTTTCAAAAAAATTATTTACTTGTAAACTAGGATAATTCATTATTGCATAATTGAAAAATATAAGTTAGGTCTCTCATCGTATTGATATTTTGGATAATACTGACCATTTTTTTCTATATAATGAAGAAAAAGTTGTGAGTGATGTTTATAAGGAAGTTCATGTCTCCAATGCTCTTGTTCGCAACCTTTATAAATAGTGGCTTGACCAATGTCTAATTCAAATTTTTCTTCCTCAACATAAAATGCCCAATTATTTCCACCCTCTCCTCCTAAATTTAAAGTTAAACTTACTTCACATGAAGGTCTATCTCTATGAGGAGGACAGTCTTGACCTTTAAAATATCTTCTCCAAAACGAATATGTGGGAACTAATTCTTGTCCATACGCTTCTTCAACTTTTGGTTTAAGGTGATGCAATATGTTTTCAAAAGGAGGATCATATGCCATTTGATATGTTTGATATCCAACAAAGTCTGATGTATCGTCTTCAAGTTTAACAAGATTATGTTCAATAAGATAATCTATGTGACATCTAAGTAATTCGACTTGAGATTGTGTAAGACAATTTATTGTTTTATTCATGCTGAGATATTATGCGATCTGATAAGATAATTCAAGAAAAATCTTACCAAGGAAATGTTGATTTTCCGTCTGAATCTTCTTTAGGAGTAGAGCCATGTATGTTCTCTAAAAACTCAAGTTCATTCTCTAAACCTTGTTTAATCTCTGTTAACATTGCAGAACCAATTCTGGTCTCAATCCAAGACTTTACATTATCTTCTGTAACAGAATCGTAAGCTGTGAAAGACTCAGATATATTAGAAACATTCATGTCTAAATCTACACCGTGATTTGTATTTACACTGCCTATTTTTTCACTTGTTGCAGTTAACACACCTTGAACTCTTAGTATAGTATCCGTATAAGTCTTTCCACTTTCTGTAATATTTTTTGTATATAATTTTTCTACTGTCCATGCGTATGTTGCCATTATGTACTCCTTAACTCTGCACTGTTCCTGAGACTGTTCCGTTATTTGTAAAAGTAAAACTTATTGGTGAGGCTCTTTCTACTGCTAATCCTGCTGCTCCTCCTGATCCACCAGAACCTCCACCTGAACCACTTGTAGTTGAGTTTGTTCCATTTGATCCATTTGATCCACCACCACCAGCCTGACCATATCCTCCACCAGCACCACCAGCTCCACCAGCTCCACCGTTTCCAGCCGAGCCAGTTGATCCAGAAGAACCACTAGCACCAGAATCGCCAGCAGGTAAGTTTTGAAAACCTCTGCCTAGTCCTCCTGCACCACCAGCACCACCATTATGACCAGTTACTTGGTTTTGTGATTGTTGCTGTTGAGGAAAAGTTCTTCTTATATAATATCTATGACTAGTGTTAGGTCCAGGGTCACTATATTCAGTATGTGCCCCATCAGATTGAGCTCTTTTATATGTATATTGACCTATAGTATAACTGGTTGTGCCAGTTCCAGGAGCTTGTCTGAGTAAAGAATTACCCCAATAAAATCTATAATATGGGTTGCCATATCCAGGACCTGAATATGTGTTCCAAAATTTAAACCCACCTTCAGCTGCATTACGTTGTATTGCTGGACCTTGTTGACCAGTAGTTTGTTGTTGCTGTTGTTGTTGGAGGTTACCACCTTTTCCACCGCCTCCGCCACCAGCACCGCCTCCGCCACCAGCAAAAATACTTCCATTATTAATAAAAGTACAAGCACTAGCAACTTTCATAGCGTCACCACCAGCAGATCCGTTAGATCCACTACCACTATTGGCAGAACCTGCACTACCACCAGCACCACCAGCACCGATAATAGTTCCGTTATTAGTAATAGTTATTGGACCAGAGGCACCTGAATCAACCTCTAAACCATATTCAGCAGTATCATCTGCACCAAGAGTGGTATTAGCTGGTATGGTTACAATTTTGGGGTAATCTACAGCATAGTCATCACCAAACTGAGCACTTAAATTTGACTCTGTTATAGAGCCAGTTGCATATGTAAAACTAAAACCTTTAGCTTGATCGTAAAAATCACTTACGTCAAGAGCACCAGATGTTGCAATAGAAGCAGCAAGATTTGTAGCAGGATTGTTACCAGCTTTTTTTCTTATGTTAGAACCACCTCTATACAGATCACCAAGACTAATTGAACTCGAACCACCTACAAATTCAGTTCTTAATGCAGAGAACGCTAAAGATTGTCCAGAACTAGGTATTGCCACTGATTAACCTCCGTTAATAATCTGTTGCTTCAAGTGTGTTACTTCGTTACTAAGTTGTTT